GAGATTGTTGAGCATCCCCTCGTTCGGGAACGCTTTACGCAGGTCTACGAAACCCTATGGGGCAATGGAGAAGCAGCGTACCAACGCGAAAGCATCCACTTCAACAACATTCTTCGCGAAAAGGACGGCGGCAAGCTCCAGAAAGCCACACCGTTCTCCATCTTCACAGCCTTCATTGACTTGGCCGTCTGTGGCCTGAGCCTCGAACCCGGCACACGCGCCCTCGCCTACCTCATGGGGCGCAATGCTAACCTCGGTACTCACGAAAGACCTATATGGGAAGGTCGCTGCGTCCTCAGCGTCTCTGCTTATGGAGAATTGGTAATGCGCAGCCGTGCCGGCCAGATTCGACATGCCGACAATCCTGTTCTTGTCTATGGCAATGACGAGTTTTCTTTCCGTGACGTAGACGGTCACAAGACAGTATCTTACACTTGTAATCTGCCGCACATCGGTCAGCCAATCGTTGCATGTTACCTGCGTATAACTCGTGCCGACGGTTCTATCGACTACTCGGTAATGTATCCAGAAGATTGGTGCCGTCTTGCCAATTACTCGATAAAGAATAACCAAGGGAAAGCCAACACGCTTTACGGCTTGGACAAAGACGGCATAGTCCACATTGACCCGGGCTTTCTGATGGCCAAGTGTATCAAGCACGCCTTCAAAAGCTATCCAAAGGTTCGTATCGGTCGCGGCACGGAATTACAGACACAACAGGTGGATGAACCTCAGCAACTTTCCGATGAAGAAATTTACGGTGTTGTCGATATGGAGACCGGAGAAGTCTTTGACAAGCGACCGATGTCTCAACCGCAACCTCAACCTCAACCATTCGGTAACAATGAGCCTCCGCAGGGCGTAACAGTTGATACTGATGAAGAAGAAGGATTCTAAGATTAGGCCGTGCAGTGGGTGTCCGCTCGTGCGCAACACCGTTAACGGACACTACTGTACGCGGCTTGGTATCATAACAGAATATTTAAAATCAAAACCGTGTAAACCAAATACATAATCAATCATGGCAGATAATTTCGCATTAACAGTATTCGAGCCGGCAAACGTGCAGACACTTGCCGAACTCGGCCCACAGTCCTATAAGGACAACCAACTCTCTCACACTCGTTGCCTCGAAGCGGGGAAGGCTCTTCTTGACCGAGTACAGCGTGAAGGAATGTCGGACGCTCTTGACGTTGACATAGCCAAATACATCGAGAAATCGAAACTGACACTCAAGAAAATGAACGGCAAACGCACCCCTGTAACACAGCTGTTCGACCAGATTCGCAGAGCCTACACTTCCTTGGAGAATGAAGTGGATCCGACGAAAGCCGCTACCATCCCGAACCAACTACAGGCAATCCGCAATGAGTTCGCCAAGAAAAAACGCGAAGAGGAGGAACGCCGCCGCCGTGAAGAGACAGCTCGCATGGCCAAGGAAAACGCAAAGATTCGCTATCGCAACGATGTCACAGACGACTATACGATGCAGTTCAACGGTCTCGTAAACAAGAGTATCAATGAGCTTACCGACATGGACAAGCAGATTACACTCGACAACTACGAAATCATTTTTGACGGCATCAAGAACTACAGCTGCGAGTTCCCGGATGGATGGTTCCAAAGAGTGGTCAGCGGTGCTCACCGTCCTGCCGAACTCTCTCCGGAAGAGTGTCGCACCATCCAAGCCAACGTAATGGCCGGTCTCGTTAAACGCTTCTCGGAGCAATATCCTTTTGAGGTGCAGCCAACACGTGATGACATTCTTGACCGAATGCCGTCGAAGAAAATAGAGCTTCAACGCATCGCCAGCGCATCTGCCGCAGAAGCGGCACGACTCAAAGCGGAAATGGAAGCTAAGGAACGCGAAGAAGCAGCACGCAAAGAACAAGAACGCCTCGATAAAGAAAAGCAGGAAGCGGAAGCCGCCAAGCTTGCAGCACAAAAACAAGAGATGGACGGTCTCTTCGGCATGAAAGAATGGGCTACGCCAACTGCCTATCAGCCCAAGACTCAGGTTAAGAAGAGAGTCGTTGTTCGGACTCCGGAAGATATTATGGCAATCGTTGCATTCTGGTTCTCGCAGGAAGGCTGCGGTAAGACTGTCGAAGAACTTACCAAGGACTTCAAGAAACAGATTACCTACGTCAACACAGTTGCCAACTCTAAAGACAACCCGGTATTCATCTCCAATCTTCAGTATGAAGATGACGTTAAAGCAAAATAACATGGGCCTCAATCCGGATATATATTTCAGCCGTACAGAGGTCAGTAATTCTGACCTCACGGCTTTAAAGAATCTCCTTCACCCGGTGCATATGGCTCCGGGTGTTAAGGAGAGGGCGTTCCGCTTCGGGACGCTCGTCGATGCCATTATCACTGAGCCGGATAGAGTGAATTATTATCAGCTCACTGTCGATGATGAGCAATACACCGACGAAGAGTTCCGCCATGCAAAAGAGATGTATCGCTCCCTTCGCATGACGGCAAGACGTGACCCGTTTTTGGCAAAAGTCTTGGAGGAAGCTGAGACACAACGCTGCATGGTCAACAAATCGCAACAGTTTGAATACGGTGATTTTCCTTTCACTCTCGACACTCGCTGCAAATGGGATTGGTGGTTGTCAAAGTTCGGCTTCGGTGGTGACCTGAAAACATGCGCAGCCGCCTCGCAAAAAGAATTTGAAGATGCCGTTGACTTCTTCGATTGGGATAGGTCTCGCGCATGGTACATGGACATTGCTCATTCCGATTGTGACTTTATCTACGCCATCAGCAAAAAGAACTGCAACGTGTTCACAACTCGCATCCGACGCGATGACCCTGTGTATCTCCGTGGTCGTGACAAGTATCTTGAATTAGCATTCCAATATTGGTGCCTTGCCCTATGACAGCTCTGAAACATCATCTCAAAGTGGAGCCTTACGAGTATCAGAAAGAGGGCATCCTATTCGGTCTTGACCGGCACCGCATATTGATTGGTGACGAACCCGGACTTGGAAAGACACTCCAATCCATCGGCATCATTGACACCGCCGGTGCTTATCCGTGCCTTGTGATATGCCCTTCGTCACTCAAGATAAATTGGCAGCGTGAATTTGAAAAGTTCACCAACCGCAAAGCGCTCGTGCTTGATAACTCCACGCGCACATCGTGGCCATACCTGCTTGGCATGGGGATGTTCAACGTGGCTATCGTCAATTATGAGAGTCTAAAGAAGTTCTTTGTGTGGGACATTAAAGGCGGCAAGACTTTCAGCCTGAAAGACGTGGTGTTTAATCGCGACATCAACATCTTTCGCTCTGTCATCATGGATGAGTCACATCGGCTTAAAGACCCGGCTGCGCAGCAAACCATGTTCACGCGCGGCATCGTCGAAGGTAAAGAGTGGCGAATACTGCTGTCGGGTACGCCTGTTGTCAATCATGCGCAAGACCTTGTGGCACAACTTGCCATAATGGGGCGGCTGCTCTCTGACTTCGGTGGTCGCGGCAAGTTCCTTGCCGACTATGGCGAGAACGAAAACCTTTCCGACCTCTCCGACAAGTTGTATTCTTCCTGCATGATTCGTCGGGAGAAATCAAAGGTTCTCACACAGCTGCCTGACAAACAACGTACCGACCTCCATGTGGAAATATCCAACCGTGAAGAGTACGATACAGCTGCCACCGACCTCGCAGCCTACCTGCGAGAATATGTGGGCTGCACCGACCGAGAGATACGTCGCAAGATGCGCATGAAAGCTCTCGTCGAATTTATGACCCTCCGCTCACTCGCCTCCAAAGGTAAAGTGAAACAGGCTACTGACTTTATACGCAACTTCCTCGCCAACGGCAAACCGCTGATAGTGTTCTGCTCTCTCAAAGAGATTGTCAGGGAGTTGCAGAAACAGTTCCCGGATGCCGTCCGTGTTACAGGCGATGACAACATGAACGAAAAGCAAGCTGCCGTCGATGCCTTTCAGTCCGGACAGACACAGTTGATTATCTGCTCCATCAAAGCTGCCGGTGTGGGATTGACGCTTACCGCATCTTCTAACGTGGCGTTTGTGGAGTTCCCTTGGACTTACGCAGACTGCTGTCAGTGCGAAGACCGTGCTCACCGTATCGGACAAAAAGATAATGTAAACTGCTACTACCTCATCGGACGTAACACCATTGACCCTGTGCTCTATCGGATCATCCACAAGAAGCGCAGCATCGCTAACCAGATAATGGCTTCCGATGATGATATACCTACCGACGAGATGTACTTTGACGAACTTGTTAATTCATTTCTCAACGATGACGACGATGGTATATGAAGTCAATAACCAACTCAGATTCCTTCCTGCCGAAAGGATTACCTATCCGGCAAAGCATCAAAGGAAACACCCGGCGAGACGTAAACACACCGCTGACTCGACCACTTTCAAACAATTAAATACTAAACAAAATGACCAAAAATGAAATCGCGGCTGCTCTATGCAACCGTATTCCCGAACTCTCAAAATCTGTTGCCCTTAATGTAATTGAGGGCTTCACAGACATTCTCACAGAAGCTTTTGTTAAGGGCGAGAATGTGTACCTCCGCGGCTTTGGCATCTTCGAACCGAAAGAGACCAAGGAAAAGAAAGCCCGAAATATCGGTACCGGTGAAACGGTCATCGTACCTGCCGGTCGTACAGTCAAGTTCCGTATTTACACCGACCTTAAAAATCGACTCAACAATGGCATGGATTGAAGTAAAAGTCCGCTCCGAAAAGACAACGGAGCTTGGCAAAAAAGTAAAAGCAACAGAACCTTATCTCGTGGACGCTCTCTCCTGCACCGAAGCTGAGGCGCGTGTTGTCGAAGAGGTAAGCAACTACACAGATGAGTTCAATGTCCTCAACGTCGGCAAAACTAAAATCTCTGAAATCTTTTGGGATGAGAGTGCCGACAAGTTCTATAGGGTCAAGGTAAACTTCATCACGCTTGATGAGAAAACGGCACAGGAGAAGCGCTCAGCGTCTTATATCCTCGTACAGGCATCCAGCTTCGATGAGGCACTGACTTCATTCCATGCCGGCATGAAGGGCACTCTGGCAGACTACGAAGTGGAGTCAATTACCGAGACTAAGATTGTCGATGTATTCAAATACAAAACTCATGACAATTGAAGAATATAAAGCTATGCTCGCTGCACCTGAAAAGAAGAGCAAATATGGTGCGGAAAAGTCAGGAGGCTACGACTCTAAGAAGGAACACAGTCGCGCCAATGTTTTGAAGCAGATGCAGCGAGCCGGCCTTATATCCAATCTACGTGAACAAGTTAAATATGTGCTTATTCCCACACAGAGGGATGCCGATGGCAATTTATTGGAAAAAGAATGCTCCTATCGAGCGGACTTTGTCTACGACAAGGACGGCAAAACAATTGTCGAGGATACCAAAGGAATGCGCACTAAAGAATACATCATCAAACGGAAACTGATGCTTTACGTGCATGGAATTATTATCAACGAGATTTAAAATACCAAACATTACATCATGGCACGAATTGCTAAGTCGGGGCTTGAATATTTCCCCTTCGACATAGACTTTTTCCAAGATATTCGCATTCGCAAACTAATCAAACGTCAAAGTGGCAAGGCTGTCACGGTATATGCTCTCCTGCTCTGTCTTATCTATAAGAATGGGTACTACATGCAGTGGGATGAAGAGTTGCCTTTCATCTGCTCGGAACTATCGGGCTTTGACGAGGCGTATATATCGGAGGTCATTAATACCTGCTTGGCGTTGGGGTTGTTTCACAAAGAATTGTTAGACACGGAACACGTGCTGACCTCGAAGGGCATACAGCTGCGATATTGCAACATACAACGCCTCAACAAGCGCATGAGTCGTATTGACAAATACTCATTGATAACAACAGAGCGACCCAACAAAGACACAACCAATCAAAGTAAACAGAGCCGACAAGCCAAGCCTCAACCGGAGATAACACCTCAACCGGAAGCTCACGTGCCGATGCCGCCTCAACCGGCTATCGCAAACAGCAATAAAGCTTGGCTGAAAGAGTTTTTTTCAGACAGTCAAAGAGAAAATCTAAAGTTACTGTGTAAAAACTTCGGCATGGCTGTAGGAGACATTCCGCAACTGCGCTCATTGGCAGAAGCTGTTATCTCGGAATGGGAGCTGTCGGACACTACTCACCAGACATACAGCGATTGGTCACGCCATCTTTTATCCACAATGAGGATAAAGAATCGCGAAGCAAAAAAAACAAACAATTCAAACAATGAACAACCATCCACCTCCGATTATACGTACAATGGCGGCTTCGGCGGTATGGATGTCTAACCGTATCAATCATGAACTATCCGCAGTCTTTATTAGATGACCTTGCCAAGCATGGTCAGAAACCGTCCGGCAACATCGAATGGGATAAAGCAATGCTTGACATACTCTCTCGCAGGCAATCGGATGAGGCTCTATCCAATATAATGGATATTTCCAAGTGCATCCAGAAAGCAGACATGGATATGCGCAAAGCCCAAAAAGCTTATCCGGACTTAACAGACCCGGCCGTGTACGAATTGCACGCTCGCCTGTTCCTCTATATCGCCAACAACATCGTCATGGAATCTCAGCACAGAGAGTTTGTTATCGACGAAAACAACAAGAAGGTTGTTCGCTTCCTCCTGTACTACTTCAACAATTGCAGACTTGCCGAGACTGTATTTCCCGAACGAGGTTACAAGCTGCACAAGAATATCTTGCTGAAGGGGAAACTCGGGGTCGGCAAAACAATGCTGATGCAGTGCTTCTCAGAATACCTGCGACGCATCAATTCACCTCGCTTCTTTCATAATCTGTCTGTGGTGCAGATGGTCAACTACTACACCATTCACAACAACCTTGACCGTTATACATTCTACGAAGAGGAAAGCCGAGGCTTCATGCCAAAGCCGGAAAACGTTTGCCTCAACGATGTCGGCATCAATGATGATAAAGTTTTCTTCGGCATGAAAACTTCTGTGCTAACTGACGAGTTCTTACTCGCTCGTAATGATATTTGGGCCGGGTGGGGAAAGTTCGCACATATCACTACCAACCTCGATGAGGCTGCCCTGATAGCTCGCTTTACTAAAGGTGATGCCTATGGCCGTCTCGTTGACCGGTTCAAGACATATAACGTAATCGAAATAACAGGTAACAGCCGCAGGTAATGGAAACGACGAGAATCGCAAAAGTCAAGGATGCCAACGTGCATAGTGTGGCACATTGGCACATGAATAATATAACCGCTGAGGATGTTCGCACCCTCGACGTAATGAATAAAATATCAAGTGTCTTAGACCTCCTTCGCATGGGCGAAGACGTATCTATGAACATAGAGATAACAATCATTGCGAAATAAGGAGGAACGAGTAATGACTATAAACGAATTAATAGAATTGCTCGAAGCAATACGCGACGAGCGAGCCGCAAATGGGAAATTCCCCAACATCGACGTCGGCATCGTGGTTGATGCAGGCCTTAATTTTGGGCCTGAAAGCGTTTTTGTATATGAATCACCTGGACTCGACGACATAGTGATAATTCTCTAAACTAAAAATGATGAAAACAACAAAGCAATGTGAATTATGTGGCGAAACAAAGCCGCTGTCTGACTTTTCAAAGTCGTATCGAAATCGATGCCGCACGTGTGTTGCCGAACAGACACGAACAAAACGACTGTTGACCGGCACGGCATCGAAAGTAATCACCGCGGATTCGTCTCAAACCGACATCGTTGATACCGCTGAATTTCGTTTGGTTGAAGTGGCGCTTCCTGCCTTAATCAACTGTATAGACGGAGACTTTTTGGGCCGCGAATGTGATGAAATCGCTGAAAAAGCTGTTCGAATTGCGCGTGCAGCATTATCGCAAATGAGAAAGTCAGACAATAACCTCGCTTAAAATTCCGCTTAATCTCACTTAATTTAAAAGCAATGAACGACTATCAGAAGAGTGCCCGCAAGTTCTTCTTGATTGAGGGCGATGAGAAGACACAACTCCACTACCTATCGCTCGGGTTGTGTGAAGAGGCCGGCGAAGTGGCCGGCAAGGTCAAGCGTATCATGCGAGATGATGGAGGCGAGCTTACAGAAGAACGTCTCATGGAGATAATACTCGAACTCGGTGACACGCTGTGGTATCTTGCCACGCTCGCAGACATTCTCGAAGTGCCGCTCAGCGTAGTGGCGTGGAATAATATCCGCAAGCTCACCGACCGCAGAAATAGAAATGTTCTCAACGGCTCGGGCGACAACAGATAATCAGAATCCAATCAACCACAACTTAAAGTGATGACGCAATCGCTTTGCGCTATAATTGCAGATTATGAAAAGTATTATAACCAACTCACGCAGACACGATATAACATTCCGCTCCGATGGTCGGATAGATATATCTGCTCACATCGCCCGGAAATTATCACTCGTTCCGGGTGATGTGATAGACATTGTGGAGGATGGTGGCGAGTGGTATCTTTACGTCAAGCTCCGTGCCGGCAAATATACAGGCCGACACATCGGTTGCGTATGGGGCACATCAAGAAGCGGTGGAACATACCGCACCTGTTCCAAACACATCACAGATGCCGTGCTTGCGGCTGCTAAACAAGACAAAGAGCTGCGCTGCCCATGCGGCTCGGAGATGGTGTCTAACAACACCAAGTATATAACAATCATATACCGCTGCGCTCTATGATGAAAGATATTAAATACTCAGGTTACTCCGCTGTACCGTCTGACTATGAATGTCAAGACGGAGAACTGGCTCAATCGGTCAATCTGATAAATGAAAATGGGAGCCTTAATTCTATCCTTCCTCCCAAAGTCAAGCTAAATCTTGCTTTTGGAGATGATTTTCGAGTGGTGTTCGTTCACAAACCTAATGCATCTACGGTTCACTATATCGTATACTTCAAAACAGAGTCTCGATTGGGATGGATAACAGAGGACACACCCATGGTCAATTTATTCGATGGAAATTTCGATTTCAAGCATGCCAATGCCGTGGGAAATACTCTCATATTGTTTTGTGAGAGCCAAACGCTCTACTACCTGTGGAAAGATAACAAAACTTATCTTTCCCTTGGCGATCACGTGCCTAACATCGAACTTTCGTTTGGTCTTGTCGGTCATCCTCGTTTATTCAGCATGGTAGACGATGATGCAAGTACGTTCACAATTACGTTTGACAGCATTAAAGACGAGGATATTCACTCGACATTCACGGAAGCTAATAAGACCACTATTACAAGCCAAGTGATGGCAAAGCTCAATCGTTTCATTGCAAACGAAACGGTAAACAAAGGTCGCTTCTGCTTTCCGTTCTTCGTGCGTTATGCACTGCGAATGTATGACGGCACGCTGATAGGTCACTCTGCGCCTATACTTATGAACCCTCAGACTAAGCCGGCACCGGTTGTCATGTGGAATCGTCTTAAAGGGAAAAAGGACAAATACACCTCTGCCGAACTTGATATTATGATGGTGGCTGCTACTCTTGATTACAAAGTAGTGGATGTTGACGGAGCTTCTTCTATTGAAACTGGAGTTTCTCTGATTGAGAAATGGTCTGATATTATCAAGAGTATTGACGTATTTATTTCAAAGCCTATCTACACATACGACCAAGAGGGCGAAATTACATCTTTCTATGACAGTGATAACTTCGACACGAAGTTCATCGGTCGTTTGTACAGCGATGAAATCTTGGATAAAGATTCTGCGGCACAAGAGGATTGCATACTTGGCCCGGTGTCTGATGAATATTTTCTGGAATATTACGCAGAATGGGATTACTCGTACATCTATGCTATGTATTTCAATCAAGAGCGCAAATATCCATCCGAGACTCTTCATCTTCCCGAATTTTCTGATGACAAAAACACAGAGTCTCTTCGTTCATGCTCAACATTCTACAAACTTTGCTCTTTTGATGTAAACGAAGTTTGTCAGAACTATAGGGACAATGTACGTACAGACATAAAAGTGGATGATGAATACCTGCAATCTCTCGTCGCGCGAGAGGTTATGACAGATGATTATCTGACGCACGACGAAATTCAAGCAGACTATTCGTTTGCCTACAACAACCGCATGAACCTTGCAGGAGTGCGTCGCAAACTGTTCAAAGGCTTCTCATTGCAGTGTATGTTTGCCTATGTCAATCGTATCATAATCTACAATTTTGATTCAAGCAATAACAATCAGTTGAATATCAATGCAGCCTCCGGGGCTACTGATTCGCACAACCCTATAACAGTTTATATCAAGGAAAATGGAACTGACTACACTGTGCAATCTTTATCTCCCTATGAAAGTTTCGTTTCCCCAATGGCTCCCCGTGAGTTTACTTTCATAAAATATACGGATGGCAAGGAGGTGGTTTATTCGTATTCGGGAAGATATAAATATCACGCCTGTTGCTACTTCTTCTACCCGAATAACAATGCGTATAAAATATGCATCACGAATGGCTCTGAGAAGATGTATATTGATTTGACTGCTCATGATTTTCTCAACGGTGCTTATGCGCTGCTTGATTATGATACTACGCGAGAAGACAACTCTTCGTCGTTCACGCCTCCGACCGGGGCGGCGGATGACAACATTGTCAGTGTGCCGTCAAAGCTCTATACTTCCGAGGTGAACAACCCATTCTTCTACCCTGTGACAGGAATTAACACCATTGGCACCGGCACCCTGCTCGGCATCTGTTCTGCTGCAAAAGCACTCTCACAAGGTCAGTTCGGTCAGTTTCCTCTCTACGCATTTAGCGACGAGGGTGTATGGGCACTCGAAGTAAGCTCCACCGGAGGCTACACAGCCAAGCAACCTATTACTCGCGATGTCGTCCTCGGCACCGGCGCTTCAATCACACAGATAGACTCCGCTGTTCTCTTTGCTACCGACCGTGGCATCATGCTTATATCCGGCTCTCAGTCGCAGTGTATCTCAGATACCATTGACAATATCACTGAGCAATCTATCATGCACCTCAATGGCAGCAAACAATTGTTGTCATTTGCGGGATTGAGCGACCAAGAGACTACCATCGTACCGTTTAAGACGTTCATAACAGATTGTAGAATGACGTATGACTATGTAAACCAACGTATCATCGTCTTTAATGAAGCCTATCCCTACGCTTATGTATTCTCGTTGAAGTCGAAGCTGTGGGGCATGATGCAATCTTCTATTACATCAACGGTAAATTCTTATCCGGAGGCCCTTGCCATGGATAAAGCCGGCAACCTCGTTGACTTTAGCTCGTCTGACGTAACGGAAAACAAAGGTTTTCTGCTCACTCGTCCTGTTAAGCTCGAGACGCCCGACGTCCTTAAGACGATAGACACTATAATACAACGTGGCAATTTCGTCAAAGGGCATGTGCAGTCCGCTCTCTACGGCTCACGCGACTTAGTGAATTGGCATCTGGTGTGGTCGTCCAAAGACCACTATCTCCGCGGCTTCCGTGGTACACCATACAAATACTTCCGCATAGCCTGTGTGACATCGCTTGCTAAAGGTGAAAGTATCTATGGAGCGTCGATCCAATTCAACCCTCGACAAACAAATCAACTAAGGTGATATAAGTGTTTCTCAGATTCAGGTTTTAAACCAAGAGAGCCGGGGCGCGTGATGCGTCTCGGCTCTTGTCTTGTCGGGTAAATTCCGGTGGTATGTTCTTATAATGGGTATGCCGGTCGGGTAAGCACGCCTGTGCGACTGTTCTTGATGCTGTTGATTTCCTCAACGGCTTCCAAAGCCTTGTCCAACCAATTCTTCGCTGCTTCCGGATGCGTAATGCTCAGCCAATCGTGTATAACCCTTGCCACCATAAACTCGTGGATAAGCCTACTTAGCAGATGCAGCGTGGTTTTAGACATCGTGATTGGAACACTCAATGTAATGAGATATTTATCAGGCGCCCACAGACGGTTGCTTATAACCTCCGAGTCCTCCGGCACTTCTTTGGTAAAAGGGTAGAGCATCTCTACAGCTGCGGCATATACCGCTGCGAGAATGCGGTTCACTCTGTCCACATTGCCTTCTTCGCCTATCTCCACAAGGGTGTGTTGGGCATGTTGGTTTTCTTCTCCCCACACGTGGCCCTCTATATAGGCGTAGTTCTTTATATCATAGATAAGCTCCGTGCGCAAGAACTCCATGGTTACATTTCTTGTAGCCTTGGTATCTTCGGCATCGGGGTCATAACAATTTCTACTGCAACCTATATGATACATGGCTTAATCTGTGTAAGTAGGACGTGTCGGACGCTCCCGTTTGTACAGAGCTTGCTTGGCTTTGTCGAGGGCTTCTGTCGCGAGATTTGCATAGTCCTGAGCGTCGGCCTTGTCTGTGATGACAAACCATTCGCTAAGGGTGCGGTCTACAATATACTCGTGGAGCATACCTCCCAGACTGTCGCAAGCGGAGTTGTTAAAGTTGGACGGCATGAGGAACTCGAGTTTGAGCTGACCGTCCGACTCTACTAATTTGTTGATACGGTTGTTGGATGTGGTGCCATCTTCATGCAGATACTCTCCAAGCTCAACCTTCAGATGCGAGAATGCATTACTGATGGAACGAAGTATCTGATAGGAGTGCTCATCATCTTCACTCGCTTGCATGTAAGCCGTGCTTTGGTAATCCGCACCACCGGCTTTACGTGCTTGCCCGGTCAGGTGTGATTTGTTCATTACGTCAAACTTCAGCTCCTTGGCCTCAAGCGTTACTGTTATGGTCTTTTTTTCTTCCATTGTGATGTGGTTTTAGAAGTTAATCATCGTAAGTGGGTCGGGTCGGTTTTTTCTTATACACTGCTTTGCGATGGATGTCATCAAGTAGCGTTGAGGCCTTGTCTGCGTAGTCACCTGCTTCCTGCTTATTGGTATATACATACCACTTGGCGACTATTCCCATCACAAAGTAGTTAAACAGACTAACCTCCATACTTGGCAATAGTGCGCTGTCAAACGACTTGGAGACGTCAAGCCTCAACTCATATTGTGGCATTGCCTCTTCCGTAGTCATTCCCTCAAATGTCACCATGCCAATCAGTTCTTGGCAAAGGTCGGCACGGCATTCATTCCAAAACCGGTCAAGTTGACTCTTGTCCTCGTCGACTGTTGAGATACGGTCTAGAGCGGTTACATCAGTATCCATTTTTCCCCCGGTGTAAGCCGTGGTAGTGGCTACCTCTTTCATAACCTCTTCTTTACCGAGTGTCAGTGTTATCTCCATTTTCAATTCAAAAACTGATTATTGAATACGTTAGTCCAATGCCGATATACGGCTGAAAACCTTTTATGCCATAACCATATCCTGTGGTAACTCCAAGATGCCAATGCTTCTGCTTGTCCATCCGCACGGCTTGCTGTGTGATGATGGTCGTTGGTAAGAAGATGCGCAAGCTGTCGAGTTTAGGGTCTACAGGGCCGCTGACCCATGCTTCGTATGTACTGTCTGCATAAAGCCTCTGTATCATTGGCAGCTCAACAAATACACTATCGCTGCAACATCGCGGCTCTCCTCCAGCACTCGTACCAAACATAATTGTCTTTAGGGTATCTTGCGCAACTATTATACTATCCGAGCTTTGCCTTCGCGGCTCACCTCCGCTCCCCCCACCGATGAAACATAATGTCGGAAGGGTATAACCGGATGTGCCTAACGCCAACTCCGACTGCAACTTCGGCGTGTAGTACGGAATGGTGTCGTAATATGTTTCAACTCGTTTTTCTATCTCAGTCTTACAAGGGCCGTATCTACCTAAGAAGCGACCGAATAACAAGCCTAGCAATATGCCGGCAAGAAGCAAACAAAACTTCTGTTTAGTCTTCATTTGACAACGAATTAATATATGCGATAATAGAATCTACATGCAATTTGGCAATGGCTTGCTTTCCCTCATCTGATAGTAGATAAGCTACATCAGATTCATTGTCTTGAAATAGATTCTCCGTCAATACTGCCGGACAATGAGTGTCTCGTGTCATCGCCAATGATTGCACCCAATATTTATCCACCGGGATAGAACGGTTGCCCATCAGATTCATACTGATGGCCGTCTCTGTGAATATCTGTGCAAGTTTCTTGGAGTGGTCTGAGGCGTTCTTACTGATGAATACCGAGAAGCCTGTGGCATCGTGCCACTTGCCGTCGGCTCCTGCCGCATTATTATGAATGGATACCAATACCACATTCTTGCTTCCGAGTCTGTTACACCATGCGTTTACTCTGCGCACACGCTCTTTCAGTTCAATGTCTGTTTTCTCAGGAACAAGAAGGATGGCATCAAGGCCTCGCAATGATAACTGACGGCTGACGCGCTGCGCAATCTCACGGCAATAATCATACTCTCTGAGTCTCTTGTCCGGACTGCACTTGCCACCTGTAATAGGTGGGTTCCCATGCCCATTGTCAATAAGTATCTTCATTTTTCCGTGCTTAGTTCGAGGGACTGAATCCGTTCTATAAGTTTCTTGGCATCTTTATCATGTGCGCAATTCACGATGGCCTGTATAATGTCAGGCAACTGTGTCATGTGGCTCTTGCGACGTGTAGCGTGCTCAAACATACTCTTAGCTTCGACTACAATAAGCCCCACTCCAAAGAGAAGCGTTACTAACGGCAACGCATAAACCGAAAATGGGAACCCTATGCAGTCAACTAAAAAGCCAATCAGGATAAAGCGAAAATATTCGCTCATCTTTGCTATCGTCACTCTCAGCTTGTGCGAGTGTACTCGCTGGTTTGTTTTCTTGGCTGTGTAAACACCGTCCCATAAGTCAAGCATAATGGCTGCTATCACCAAGAGGCACACAGCAAAGAACGCTGCGAGAAACAGATAGAGCTTGTCAATTGAAATAATTTCCTCCATTGTTATAACATTATTGTTTTTCAACAAATGTATCGTCATTCCTTTGCAGCCCCTCTTTATCTTTTGACTCAGTAAACAGAAAGAGCCACGGTGTACATTCCGCAGCTCTTCTTGCCAAAAACATCTAGAATCTTAAATAGCATCAGATTCATAATCCAAATGTAGCAGCACTAAGTTGGTCTTTCTCTTTCCAGCCGGCTGCCAATGTCTCTATAACATATTGCGATGCCTGTTTGCTAAAGGCTTTAAACTCCTCAGCATTCGCAAAGGTATAATATATCGGTGCCCCGTCCTCGGCTTCGTTAATCTTCACTTGTAGCGGGTAACTATCATCCCCGAAGTTGGCAATCATCATGAAGTTACGCTGATTATCTTCCGACAACCAGACATTCATGTTGTTCCAAGTAAAGCCGTTGAGTATTTTATCTTTCGTCTGTGCATTAATAGTGCCTATCAGCACCTCTTTCACCTCATCCCATGTGGGCTTATGACCAAACGAATATCTATACTCATAGCTGCTGCCTCGCTCGTCAGTATATAGGCCGTAAAAAAGCATATATCTACGGCCTACTTTATATAAGCCGTCCTGTCGTACCGTTGTGCCGTATATCTTATCCATAGTGCAACAAAAATACAGTTCCAAGGCTCAGTCTGTCCTTTATCTTTTGAGTTATGTGAATTTTGGCAGACTCTTCCCATCATAGTATTCCATCACAATAGAAGTCTCAAATGGGAAACCGTCCTCTATGTCGCTGATTTGGTCGAGTATATTCTGCATCTCTTTTGAAGCTGTAAAGAACTTTGAATATGTTCCGTCAGATATATTGCGGAAGCTCACAAGATACCTGCCTTCTCCATGAGAGGTGGTGAGGTCGGCCTCGTAATCGTGTATCTCGATGGGTGTGTTAGTTATAGCTCTGATAGGTACCACTTTGCCGGGGAAGCGTTTCTTACCATCTTCAGGCTTATAGGTGATGCCCAGCTCTCCGAATTTCTTCATATGCTTTTTCGTTAGTTTATAATACAAATGTTTGCAATCTGCATGGCACGCCATTCCATTAAATGAGCCTATCAGCTCTTGCCGTCGCTTTCTGGATTTTACCTTAGACAAACGGCGTGCAGCTTTCTTCTTGGTGCGTTTCCTTATCTTTGCATGTGTGCCATAAAACACAAAACCCAAGTAGTCTATGCCCTCGGCTATAGGACGAATGGCTTCGGTGTTCTTTACCATAAGATTTAACTTGCTCGTTTCTTTATGGTATATATCATGCAATTGCCATAATTTCTTTTTATCAGTGCCCCACATGGCTGCATCATCCATGTATCGCTCGTACAGATAGCGAGTCTCGCCGTTTTTATCTGTATACTTCTCTACATGGCAACACATTAAATGGTCTACCGATGACAAATACAAATTAGCAAGACATTGGCTTGACCTAAGACCTTTCGAGATACCGCTCGGTAAGAGGGTGATAAAGTTGTCGAGAAAGTCAAGTACAACAGGGTCTGCAATATACATTCTTACAACAGCTTTAAGTTGCTCCTGACTAATATTGTCGTAATAACCTTTGATGTCGTTCTGATAAAAATATCGCATCAGCTCCGGTACATTGTCATAGATTTCTGTCATACGATGATAAAGCCAATGCATACCTCGTCCTTTAATGCTTGCTGCGGTGTTGACTATCAATGTAGGGTTAACATATTTCTCAACCACAACCATTATAACATGGCAACCGATGCGGTAATAGACTCGTGGCGCCTGTACTATTCTCAGCTTCGGGCCGTCATCTACAACCATCTCCCGAATATTCTCGGGCCGGATTCTAAATGTACCGCTTTCTATTTCAGCTTTGAGTCTCGACAATAATTCTTTCTTATCTCGTTCTCCCTTCTCCGGTTCTATCTTTGAGTAATACTTCTCCCTCTGCTCTTTAGTGTCTAAATGACTGATTACATAGTCAAACCCATCCGACAAATTCTTGTCGGAAACAATCTCCTGCAAAATATTTGTAATAGGGAAACCGGCACGTCTAAGTGCCGCAGGGAGGTCGGTACATTCCTGTGGAATCAAATTATATTTGATATTATGTGCAGTTACTGCATCCATTTCTCATTGTTTAGGCCTTCCGGTCCTGTGGGGAATCACGAATGCAACTCCCCACATTCTGAGGTTATGTTATGTTTCGGCTTTCCGTCTGTTACGACGCTGTTGCCCGAGGCTCAAACCCTTCGTGGAATACAGTGGTAAACTCGTTACCTTGCAGGGTCGCACGATTGTGTAACCTCAGGAAGTTCAGACGCGCGCCATTGTTCGTGTTCGAGTTCGAGACAGCGTTATTCGCGTTCGCATAAGCGAGACCGCTGTTCGCATTCGAGTTGTTGCCCGACCGCAAAACAGCACGGCTGTAAGGGTTTTCTGCCCGGATATTTTCCACGTGTAAAGTTATTAGTTTCATTATACTTTTTGACCGTTCTTGCATCTTTTTCTTGTAAAATGTTCTTATAAATCGAAAAGGTGCAGCAACCGGGGCTAAAGCCCACGGTTCTGCACCTGTCGAAATTCGTCGAGAAGTCGTGTCACGAAAGGACGATCATTCGCCCACGGAAGGCCAGACGCGCGACATTGTACGTGAACGAGTACGAGACAGCGTTATTCGCGGACGCATAAGCGAGACCGCTGCTCGCATTCGAGTTGAAGCCCGACCGCAAAACAGCACGGCTGCGTGAGGCTTGGTACCAATAGCCGGCACAGAAGCCTGTGATATACTGACTCGTATCGTTTACAGTTCTCGAGGGTAATACGTCACATTTAGCACCATGCACAAGACGCACAATGTTATTACCACTTCCACTTGTAAGGCATTGCACGGTACGCTCTTCCTTGGTGATTGGATTGAGAATGTGTGCCACACCGTCGATAGGGAAAGTGGATACCTCCGAACCTTTATTCTTAAAGAAGTCTTTGTACGTTGTAACATTAAGGGCAATATAGTCCAGCCATTCCGAGTCACAACCCACATACCCTTTAATACCGAGGATAGAGTTCCAAACATTCGAGCTGCTGGAGGTATCTGCCATACCAATGGTATCGGCAGCATTCAATGTGCCGTCGTGTACGCCACGACCGACAATGCTCTGCTCGTCGCTGTTGCCATTCAGCGCCCACCACAAGATGGAAGTCTCCTTGTGCTGCTCATAGTCTTGCAGCTGATAGCCTGTGCCTCTGAGTCGTGCAAGGTTCTGGAAGTCCTTCATACAGTAGTTGATGGTTCCGGACGGCAGCTCGGTAGCTGTACCATCTTCGTCATACTGCCAATTAGGGTTGATGGTCGATGTTCCGGTACCTTTGCGAGACTTTACACTGCCACTGATGCTTCGCGGCATTCCAAGGCCGTCAATGGTGATAGGATATGTACCAATAGCCGAACCATCTTCAATCTGCTCATTGATGGCCTTCGGCGATTTTATTTCAGTCCATACCGGCTCAATGGCTTCAATGCTGTCACTGTCTACTACGTGGACTTCGCTACTGCTGTCAAGACTCTTGAAGGTAGTAAAGAAGAACCACTTAGCCCCCTGCGGAACACTTTCAAAGATGTAGTTACCTAGTGTGAAGTCAAAGTTTGTATTGCTTACCGCCATTTGGAACATTCCAACAACAACACCTTCGTCATCGGTGAACACACAACCCATTGTTGAGTTGTTTATGCCGGGCCAACGGACTTGCTTCATACTCTCAACATCCACGCGGTAAACATTTACGTTAGAACCTGTTCCAAGTAAATCTGCTATGTCGGCACCTATCACGGTGTCACCGTCCACATACACACCTTGACTCTCTGAATAGAGCAAGTCAGAAAGTGTATATATTTTTCTGACATTAGCCGATGATAACGGTTCGTCATCACAACTTGACCAAACGTAGTATTTGATTTGATTCTTGAAGTCGTTGACTCCCTTATACCATCCATGCCCAAGTATGTGCATGATGTCATAGCCGCTGCCGGCCACATCCGTAATGTCTATTTCGCTACCGTCAAGCATATAATTGAAATCGGCTCGGCTTAGTCTGCGAAGTTCAAGACGCTGTAACTTGGCATTGTACTCGGCCCTACATGCCCATGTGTTCTCAAAGATGCGCAAAGGGTGTCCCGAACTCTTGTAGGCTGCATTATAAAGAGCGCCTGTAAGATTGTCGAGGTTTCCCCATTTTTCGCCCGGAGCATCTACGGTATCATCGCATCTGATAATGGAGAATTGAGAGTTGTACAGTTCAAGTGCAGGAAAGTAAGTTTGCAGACTTTTAAGACCTGCAATTCCATTCTCATCCTCTTCGCTAATCAGCTCTGACAATATCCAACGTCCTGTAAGACCGGAACACTGTTTACCAATACCTTCAGACGTCTTGTCCGAGGAGATGTCCTTGCCATTTTCGTCAAGTCCATAGGCATTGGATGCTTTCAACGAACGTAATATTTCAACACTTGCTGTAATGTTCACATCGCGCAAACCGATACATTGAATACCTCCTGCATCTGCTACGATGTTCTTGACCATTGTTATTGAGTCGATGTTAGAACATCCACTAATCATCAGCTTGGTTACATTGGCAAAGCCGGCAACAATCAAGCCTCCGGGATAGGTGAGGTTTGGCAAGTTTACAAGTGACAACTCTGTCATGGTGTCGGGAAGTACCAACTCACTGATAGGTGAGGTTTCGGCAACGGTGCAATTTTGCAGCGGTGTGCTGCTCGCAATGATTGACTCAATACGTGGGCAGCTGCTTGCATCGATGCTCTTAACGGTGGTGTTCCTTACATCAAGTTCACGCAGGAATGGCAGAGAGCCTAACGGCAAAGAGCTGATGGCGATATAAGAGCCGATAGTCACGTCCTTGTGTGTATCGCTGCCGATGATAATCTTCTCGGCAAGCGTCATTACTTGGAAGTTGAAGCTACTGTCAAGGCTTATCTCGCTGAGGTCTATTTCAGAGAGTCGGTCGGCTTGGTAGATATACATCAACGCTGCTTCGGTGTGGCTAAACTCGGTGAAGTAGTGTTCTTGCCCTGCTTCGAGGAATACCACCTCGTCAAGCTGTCCGCTCGAGTCGTGACCGATACCAAAGTAACCTGTCATAGCTGCTTTGATGCGTATTTTCGCTGAGCTGCTTGCACAAGAGGTACGTCCGCTCAACACTCCGCTAAAGAACTGACCGGTCTGATAATATCCGTCTCTGATGCGCCAACGCTGCTCAATGAACTGTGGCAAGGCTGTCAAGCCCAAGCCCTGCAGCGCATAGAAATAAATATCATCACTGCTGCCGACGCTCTCAATATACTTGCGCTCTCCGTCGTATGAGGAGATAAGTTTTTTCCAAAACTGCAAACGCTTCTCTACAAAGAAGTAGGATGCGCCCTCGGGTGAGAATGGTACCATGTCTGTACCGTCAACACTCGTTTTGGAGGTACGCATAGCTGCGGCAACGGTTGTCAGTGTCAGCTGCTTATTGGCGCTGTGTGTAGCGTCGAGATATACGGTCGGCTGTATCGCAACGTTGTTGAATAGGATAGAGCCGTAACCGGCATAAGGATTGGTGTAATCATCGTCTGTCATGCGGTTAGGGTCGGCTTCAGCATCTACGGTGCATCCACCGTCGTTGTCCTTACCATTACAGGTATCGCAGTCATATACCTTGTTGAGGTACATTCTCAGTGCGCGTTCTGACGAGTAAACACCATTTGTGACGCTCTCTCCATCTTCCAAGAACCACATAGGCTGCATGTTCTTGGCTCTCTGGTCGGTAGCTGCAAGATAGTCTGTAAAGAGGGTATAGGCATACAAGCTCTGTGGCGATGCATATTGCCATAGGTTCTCCTGCCAATTCTTCATCTTAGAGCTGTCTGTCACAATCTTCCAGCGGTTCTCTTGTCCGTCAAGAGGCAATATCATGTCGCAGTCGTTGCAGAACTTCAACATGCGGTAGAGGTCATAAGGTACCTTCCTACCGTAAGCGAGGTCTATCTGCAACTGATCATCGTCTATCATGCACTCAAAGAACTGTGTCCACTTCGGAAAGGTGGAGGCTGATACGCTGCCGGCTTTCACGAGCTTCTGTACCCATGAAGACATACCTGCCTCCATTTTCATCATCTCGTCAACACCCGACACACCTTTCCACCAACAGAAGCCTTGGTAAGATAGTAATTCAAAACCTGTTACAGGATTGAGCACATCACCGGTAATAACCCACTTGCCATTTACCTGCTTCATGCTACCGGTAGAACGCACCCATGTATTATCAATGTAGCGGTAGAACGCATAGTCACGTCCGCAGTATTGGCTGATGAGATAGACGCTGCTTTGGCTCGTGGTGGTATCTGCCAAAAATCTAGATTCGGTATCGGCAAGGGTTTCACCCTCGTTGCCAAAGTATTCTACAAAGTCACCATAGTTGAGACAGCCTTTGTTATATCCCGGAGTATTCTTGAACCCGAGAGCGACCTGCTCGCCTTTATCCTCTTTCCAATTGCCTTTCGCATGAAACCATGCATCACTCAATGAGTCGGAAGTGGAACGGAATACTGCAATCGGGTGGTTCTTTGTAGAGTGGTCCATTTTACACCCTTCAATAACCGTATCACCGACTGTAAATGTACCGTCGTAGGCTCGCTGTGCAGGTGTCTGATAATCGCTGCCCATAGCTCTAAACGTGTTGTTCATCATGTCACACACGCCACAGTCATTGGCATTACTACTGTCTGAGTAGTCCACTTTCACGGTGATAATCTGTACAGGAATGCCTTCGGGTTGTACAAGCACATAGTTCTTAGCCGCAAGCGCAATGGCTTTGCGCCCTAGTTCTGTGTCCTCGTTGGGGTTCAACAAGGTTACCACCTGCGGCAATGGGTTCTTCTTGTCTATCTGTTTGTTAAGATAGAAGCGGTCATTTTTGATAGGTCGCTTCGCTGATGTAGTCCCTTGTCGACGCCATTGTACGTTGGTGGCATAGAAGTTCAACTCCGGATATTCGGGGTTGAAGTAATACAGCTGACAGTTGAATTTAGCCGAGGTGTCCGTGTCGCTATCAAACTCGTCAAAGACGCTCTGCGCTGCCACAATTACGTAGTAGGGCATATTCTTTGCCTTTAGTTTGTCGAGGCTCGGACGGTTAAGATTATCAAGCACATCTTCACTCTCATACTCTTCCATCATTGCTGTTACGTCTGTGAGCTTGCCAAGATAGTTACTGAATGCCTGTGCCCACTCGTAGTAGCTTTCATAAGGCAGTATGTAATACAGATAGAAGTCTCCGTCTGTACCATTAATACTGATAGGCTTATTTTGCGATATAGCGTTCTGTCCGGGGATATAACCCAAGCAAGCAACCTCTTCACCGTTTAAATACATCTTGATGGTAGAGTATTTCTCGTTTCCACGCGTATAGGCCCGGCTCGATGGCTCGACTACCACTGCCATAGTAATCTTCTCTCCGCATTTGAATTTACGCTCTTGGAGCTGATGCTTCACGCCTTTAGAGCAATAGATGCCGGCAACGTTACCCTTGACATAGAAGCCTGTGCCCGTGGCTGCGTCGTAACAGTGCATTAGCATAGCGTCCTTGTCTTTAATGTTGTTGGTGGCAAAGGCAAACTGCACGGCCAAGCCTGCGCTCTCTACCGTTGACAACGAGAAGGGCCGATAAGGTATCTCTGCAGTCATGTTCTCGGCAACGCGCAAACAGTTCTCACCGAGGTAGGTAACAAAGCCGTTGGTACGCCAATTGGCACCGTTAACGCTCATCGTCACACCGTTGTCGCTGATTGTCTTGTCGATGTCGGAGTTGGTACGAAGTGCGAAGTCATAACCAAATGCGGCTCCGCTCTTCAATGTCACGTCAATGGCGCTGCCGTCAACGGTCACATTGATAGTGGGACTCGTGGCTTGGTGTACTATTCCGTTCTGAGTATATTTACCTGTTGCTACAAAAGCAATAGTTTCTCCGTTGGTGTAGCCTTGTATCTGATACTTCACGCTGTATGTCGAGGACGATGCTGCATTAAATGTTTGGATCGTCTCGTCATTGGCTGAGAGGGTGACTTCGGTGTTACCGCTCACACTCGCCTCGGTGTATGCTGCAATCTGCAAGTTTACGTTGTCATACA